CTAGTGGTGGGGGAGCAGCACTCGAACCATTAAGAACATATTATATGGATGGAATATTCCCTACAGAGGTCTCAACAATAGATCTTTCATATGACAGTGGGGATGCGATTGAAGAATATACTGTTACCTTCCAAGTTCAGTACTGGATCGCAGGATCTAATACAAGTTCAGGTACTCCATCTGATCAAACTGGCACTGTGGTAGTGTGATAAATAGTGAAATAAAGGGCATCTTAACATAAATCATGGCTAAGTTATTTGGGTTCTCGATAGAGGACAACGAACCACAATCTCCTGGAGTAGTCTCTCCTGTTCCTCCCAATAATGAGGATCAGTCGGACTACTACATGAGTAGTGGTTTTTTTGGTCAGTATGTTGATATTGAAGGTGTTTATAAAACTGAAGTTTCGTTAATTAAAAGATATCGTGAGATGGCACTTCATCCTGAAGCGGATAGTGCTATTGAAGATATTGTAAATGAAGCCCTTGTTTCTGATAGTAATGACAGTCCAATTGAAATTAATTTAGATCATTTAAATGCGAGTGATGGTATTAAGAAGACAATAAGAGATGAGTTTAAGTTTATTCTTGAGTTATTAGATTTCAATAGAAAGGCACACGAAATTTATAGAAATTGGTATATAGATGGAAGGTTATATTATAATAAAGTAATTGATATGAAGAATCCTCATGAGGGGATTCAGGAATTGCGTTATATTGACGCAATGAAAATGCGTTATGTTAGACAGCAAAAGAAACAGCAGAATGATAATGTTCGTCTAGGCAATGTAAACACAGGTAATCCTGCAGATTATGAGTTTCCTGAAATAGAGGAATACTTCTTATATAATCCTAAATTAACTTATCCTACAGCAAGTCCTTCATCGGCAACTGGTGGACAAGGTGGAATTAAATTTTCAAAAGATTCAATTACATTTTGCACTTCAGGATTAGTAGATAGAAATAAAGGAACAACATTATCATATTTACATAAGGCAATCAAAGCTATCAATCAACTTAGAATGATTGAGGATAGTCTTGTTATCTACAGATTATCTCGTGCTCCAGAACGAAGAATTTTCTATATTGATGTTGGAAATCTACCGAAAGTAAAGGCAGAGCAATATCTCCGTGACGTGATGATGAGATATCGTAACAAACTTGTATACGACGCATCTACTGGGGAGGTTCGGGATGACAAGAAGTACATGGCAATGCTTGAAGATTTCTGGCTCCCTAGAAGAGAGGGAGGACGTGGAACTGAAATTTCTACTCTTCCTGGAGGACAGAATCTTGGAGAAATCACGGACATCGAATACTTCAAGAAGAAATTATACAAGGCATTAAATGTTCCTATCTCTCGAATAGAAGGAGATGGTGGATTTAATCTTGGTAGATCTTCTGAGATACTTCGTGATGAAGTTAAATTTAGTAAGTTTGTTGGACGTTTGAGAAAGAGATTCTCACATATGTTTAATGATATGCTTAAGACTCAATTGCTTCTTAAGAATGTAATTACTCCTGAAGATTGGGAGATAATGCAAGAGCATATACAATATGATTCTTATATGATAATCATTTCACAGAATTAAAAGAAGCAGAATTGCAAAATGAGAGATTAGCTCTTCTTGGTGCAACAGAACCTTATATTGGTAAGTATTATTCTCAAGACTGGGTAAGACGTAATGTTTTACGTCAAACTGATGAAGAAATTAGAGAACAGGATGAGATGATTGAGAATGAAATTGCAGATGGTGTCATTCCTGATCCTGCAGATATGATGCTAGATCCTGAAGGAACTGGTGGAATGAGACCAATGCCTATACCAGAAGAAGAACCACAACCAGATGTAGCGGATGCTTCTTTAAGATCTAGTGCTGTAGACACTGCAACTACGGCTGATACAATAAACAAACTTCCAACACCGAAGGGTGGAGAGATATAAATACAACTAGTTAACATTTGAACACACTTAAAATGGATGAATTAATGGATATGATTGGTGCGGATGAGTCTGCTTCTCAGATAACTGATAAGATCAAAGACTTATTATATACTAAGTCAGCAGAAAAAGTTGAGTTAGCTCGTCCTCTTGTAGCAAATTCTCTTTTTGGCGATCAAGAAGTTGAAGTAGATGATGAAGAACAAATTGAAACTGAATCTGAACTTGAGGTTGAAGAACCTGAAGAAGATACAGAAGAATAATTACTAAATAACTATTAAATGGACTTTAAAGAATAATGGCACATAGACCCGTAGTTGGAACAGGGATGTCAGTAGCACGACCAAAACGTCAGCCGCTACAACATCATTTGCAATTGAATCCCAATATGTAAGATTGACTCCTATAAGTGCAGGAGCACATGTTTCCATTTCACAAACTTCATTATCACCCACTGCTACAGATGATGATTACTTCATCCCTGCAGGAATTTCGGATACTCTTACATTGCAAAGATATTCTTGTGCAGTGGCAGGAGTTACAACAAGTGATACGGCAACAATTATTGATTGTCCTGAAGGAATGCAAGTCCCATTTAGTGTTGGTAATTACGTAAGTTTCAAGGCTGGTATCAGTACTATTCCTGAATTTGATTTTAAACATGCAAGAGTTACTAATGTTAATACAACTAACGGAGTTAATGGATATCACCAGACTCGATTAACATGCGATGCTAATACTGGTGGAATTATGACATCATATGCTGGACAAGCAAATACTGGTGGAACTTTATATTCATCTGCCAGAATTGCACATAAAAGCGGGGGTAACCCTGGCGGTGGACTTCATATTATCCAAGTTCAAACTACAGGGGATGCCTGATGAAACTCATTAGAGAAGAAATCGAAAGTGTAGAATTTCTCGTTGAAACTCGCAACGGTAGGAAGTCTATGTATATTGAAGGAGTTTTCCTTCAAGGAAACATTAAAAACCGTAATGGTAGAATGTATCCGATGGAAACCCTTCGTAAGGAAGTTGGACGTTATAATGAGAATCATGTTCAATCAGGAAGAGCACTTGGGGAATTGGGTCATCCCGATACACCAACTGTGAATCTCGATAGGGTTTCTCATAAGATTACATCACTTAAAGAATCTGGTACTAATTTTATTGGTAGAGCAAAGATTCTTGAGTCTACCCCAATGGGTAAAATAGCATCCTCACTATTAAGTGAAGGAGTTAAACTCGGCGTGTCCTCTCGTGGAATTGGATCTCTAAAACCAACCAAAGAAGGATTTAACGTTGTAGGAGAAGATTTCATGTTAGCAACTGCTGCTGACATTGTTGCCGACCCTTCTGCACCTGACGCATTTGTCGAAGGTATCATGGAAGGTAAGGAATGGATATGGGAAGGAAGCATCCTTCGTGAGAGAAAAGCAGAAGAAATTAAGAGTAAAATTGATACTCTTGCAGGACGTAAGATGCTCGAAGAGCATAAGATAAGTCTATTCGATGAGTTTATTAACTCATTGTAAATCCACACATTATAAATAAATATAGATTTCAACAGGAAACTCGGAGATTACAAGCAATGTCTAGTGACAACAACTTACAAAAAATGGAAAGGGACATCGTGAACGAAATTACATTACCTTCACAGTCCAAGACTGCTGTTAATGCAAACGCAGCTGCTGGAAACCCTTTACCAAAAGAAGGAAGCAATGCTTCTGGAGTATCAACACCAGGAAATACACCTCCTTTTGAGGATTTAGGTGGACCAACCGTGGATAACGCAAGTCCTACTAACGACTCTGCAAAACTTAAGGATCCAGCAGGAAGCCTTAAGCAGGTAAGAGATGTTGTCAACAAGAAAGGTGCTAAGGCTGATCCTATGAAAGGTCTTAACTCTGGCGATGAAGTTGAAATCAAAGATGATCAAGAAGTCGTTGCTGAAGAACCAGCAGTGGAAGAAGATCAAGTAGTTGCCGAGGAAGAAACTACTGAAGAAGAGGTAGTTAACGAGGCACCTGAATACGAAGAAATTAGCATCGAAGAAGATGTTAATGCTTTGATTGCTGGTGAAGAATTGTCTGAAGAGTTCAAAGAGAAAGCAAAGACAATCCTTGAAACTGCAATTAAAGGTAAAGTTGTCCAAATCAAGGAAGTACTTGATAAAGAGTACGAGGAAAAACTCCTTGAAGAGGTCGAGGAAATCAAAGGCGCACTTAATGAGCGTGTTGATTCCTACCTAGAATATGTGGCTGACGAGTGGTTCACTGAGAATCAACTTGCAGTAGAAGGCGGTCTGAAGGAAGAACTTACTGAGTCCTTTATGACTGGTCTTAAGAGTCTTTTTGAAGAACATTATGTAACTATCCCTGAAGAAAAATATGATGTACTACAGAGTATGGTAGAAAAACTAGATGACATGGAGACCAAGCTCAATGAGCAAATTGAGAAGAATGTCGGTTTAAACAAGAGACTTGCAGAGTCTGTTGCCGATGGTATTCTTGAGTCTGTTTCTGAAGGCCTTGCAGCCACTCAGAAAGAGAAGCTCGCTTCACTTGCTGTAAGTGTAGAGT